AGTCATATCCTTAAATCGCGCCTTTTCAACTGCACCTCCAGGAAGCTCAGGCTTTTTTTCCTCCGTGGAGTCTCCTTTAAAGTAGTTCACTAGCATTGTCCATGCTTCTGAGCTTTTATCTGGATTTCCTCCTGCGTCTCCTATAGGTTTGGGCCAGCCTGCACCTACAGGTCCTCCTACTAAATTAATTTTATTAGTTTTAACCCCTAGATAAGCGTAGGGTTCGCCCCCCTTTACCTGTTTAGATGGATCATGCTTCTGTCCTTTGCCAGCGTTTACAACCGCTGTAGCTTTCGCCTCAGCAGTAGCTTCATCCTCAGCCTCGGTAATATAAGTAAGTTTAAATGTACGCTTCTTAAGCTTGTTGTAGCTTTCTAATAACTCTGAGAAATAATCCATATCATATCATAGTTAAGTTACAGAGGCCCAGTCTGAATATAACACCAGACTGGGCCTTTAGTACTTACCCCTACCACTTATTATTTAGGAAGGGTTAGCGTAGTTGAAAACATTCATGAAATCATACTTGAAGTTAACTGTCAATTGGTGGAATTGGTTAGTTGAGTAGTTAAATTCAGAAGCAGACCATGAAGTTGGGTAGACCCCGTAAAGCTCAATAGTTGAGTGAGGGGTCATAGTGTTGTCAAGCATGACCACTTCAACCTTATCAGCCTTGAAGGATTTACCAGCAGTGCCTCCAGGTTGTGAGTTCTTAGTCATTTCACCCGTGATCGGATCATAGATGTTACGGAAGTAACGGTAAAGATCAGAAGCGGTTTCACGAAGGTAAAGGTTGTCGAAGTCTACGGTAAGTTCCCCAGGAGTTGTTTTGCCTGGGTAGTGAACCATATCGTTAACACGATGAATAACGATTGTCTCGTTCTTCATCTCCAAACCACCAACTTTCTTAGCAGCAAGAGTTAGATCGGGTGAGTTTGTTACGTCCTCAGGAAGACCGAAGAAGTGAATCTCAAATTGATACTGTCTTACCGAATCAAGATCGGTAGAGATAGTTGGTAGACCTTGACCAGGAGTGAACTCCCGTCCGTACTTAGATTTGTAATATGATGTTGCCATTATTTAATTCCTATAGAGAGCCTAACTGAGCAGATTGGTTTGTTAGGTTGATTTCAAAGATGAGGATCTCAGCCGTTTTGGTGGGCTTAACGAGAACCTTAGTCCAAAGTTCGTTACGATCAACTCGGAGCGGGGTGTTAACAGACTCGTCACAAACAACACGGAACTCGGTAATACCTCTTCTGCGCTGAATGTCATCGAGGAATGGGTTGAGAACACCTTCGATCTGTGACCAAGTGAACTGATCGTTCGGCTCGAATACAAAGCGTTGAGTAGCAGCAAGAATAACCTTGCGGATATAGATCATGAGTCTGCGGACGTTAATTCTATCCAGAGCAGAAGGAGATCTTTGAGTCGTTCTTTGCCCGAAGATAGTGATACCTTGTTGGGGGAAAGAAACAACTGGGTTAATGACGTTTCCACCACTATACATACTGTCTCTATCGCCTTGGTTCAGTTTGACTTCTACGTCAGTCGGCTTCGTGAGGCGACCTCTGCGGTATCCAGCAGGAGCGAACCAACTATCAGCCACAGTGTCCGTGAAAGCCATCTGACGAGCGCCATAGATAGCTGGGTCGAGCCAACGGTCGATACCATCAAAGACGCTGAACACTTTAACCCAAGGCCAGTAGATCGCAGCGTAAGAGCTATTGATTGCAGACGTTCTAGATCCTGCGGTGGTAGATGATTGCCCATTACTCCAGTCGATAGCGTTCTGAACTGTTCCCACACCTACAGGAGGAGAAACTAAAGCGAGGAAGTTCTGAGTGGATTCAGCCAAGGTAATCAGAGCATTCTGGACCGCCTCGGTTTGGATACCTGGAACTAAAGCAATTCCGATGTTGATAGTCGCATCATCTAGAGATTGCATACCTGTCTTCGGATCCTCAGCAGCAGTACCTATTAAGGCAGTAGTGGTATCACCAGAATCACCATTAGCTCCACCAGCTAAACTAGTTGCGGTAGCAGGAATCAGCTTCAGGAAGCGGGGACCGTTCAAAGTGGTGGTTTCTGCCATAGCGACAGCAGTTCCTGTTCCAGTACTAGTTGCGTTAATAGGAGCTAAGTATTGAGTCGTAACGGCAAATGCAGTGGTTCCAAATAAGGTATGGAGTTGACCAGCAAAGTCCGTAAGTTTAGCACCAGTTGCATCTGCTCCACCTTTCTGAAGGTTTCCTTTAATGGTATCAGACTTAACGTTTGTCTCACCCGTGTTAATCACATCTTCAATAAATGCGCCTGAACCAACAAAACTCGTTTTAAAGTTTTCGGCAGTAGTACCATCTTGATTTACATTAAGTGAAAAGTTTTGAGATCCTAAGTTATTAACTGTGATAGAGTTACCACTTACAGTGCCATCAGTCCTAGTACCAGCGTTGTAACCTGCGCCAGGATGTAAGGATTCAATCTCATAAGTGGCGGCATTAGCCCCAACAGTACTAACTGTTGATCCATAAACCCGAACAGCAGAAGCCATTTGGATCGCAGCAGGGACACCGTAATGAGCCGTTCCCTCAATTGCACTTACAGCAGCCAGAGCCGATACTCCAGAAGCTTCGCTAAAGGTAGTTCCACTGCAAGCAGAAACACTCATAGAAGCACCAGAACCAGCGAAGGATCCAAATACCATTCCAGAAAGCGCCATACCCGCAGCCGTAGAGCCAGTTATGCCTGTAGAGTAAACGCCAGCCTTGTCTGCGTCTAGACCCCCACCAACAACTGATCTGATTGCTTCCGCTTGACTGTCAGCAGTAGCAGCAGGGATAACAAAGTCCTTACCTGCATTAGAGTTATCAGTATATTGAGCCACACCATCGTTGTCGTAGACCTGAATTCTAAGGGTAAGAGGGTTCCCTACACCAAAACCTTGTGCGATGGCGGCATTATTAGCAGCACCAGAAACAAGTAGAGAAGGACAAGCGCCGAGGCTCATCGTTGCAGAAGCATCAGCAGCAGTAGAAGTTGCAGCCCTAACAAAGTAAAGACTGTTAGTTTGCTCTAAAATTTCTAAGCTTCCCTCCAAGCCTTGGCCTATAAGATCTTCAGAAGGTTGACCGAAGGTATCAATTAACCTATTCTGACTCGTAATTAGAGTTGCTTTATTCGTTGGACCTTTGCCAGCAAAGCCAACAATACCAACAATAGAGGTGTTGATAGACGGAGCGTATTCCGAAATATCTTTTTCAATGGTGTAAACACCAGGACTTACAAAGTTTGCCATAATTTAATTCCTAAGCGTTGGAAATTTTAAAGAGTCTACGTCTGTGTAGAGTCTTAATTTGTTCTGTGATGTAGTTCTCTGGAACCACAATGCTTTCCCCTGGCTTCATGTAACGCTCTTTGCAACCTTTTTCTGTATTAAAGTAAACAGTGAGTGTTTGAAGACTATCGTTTTTTACAACTTTCATATTGATTAACTCCTACCTATATGTATCATTCTGGTCTATACTTTTTGAAAACTTTTTTTCAACCACCAGCAAATACGTTAGGGGATCCCGTTGCAACAAAAGTGCATCCAGCTATAGCGTCCCCAACCCTACCACAACCCTTTCCATTAATAAAAACAGTACCACTACCAACAGCGATAGGTGCTGAATGGGCTGGACATGGAACCCCAGGGAGCAAATGAACATCATTATTATCTCCCTGCCTAGAGATTCCTATTCCATTGGAAAACACATTTGGAGAGCCAACTGCTCTCGTAGGAAGGCTTCAATGCACTACGTCTTTATCACCAATTCTAGTTACGGCTGGCATTAGCAGGTATCCCCTATTTTGAACTCTGTGATCTGTCCCTCAGAGCTAAATAGGAATTTAGGGCTTGGAATATAGGTCCTTAAAACAATATTCATAGTCTTCTTTAAAATCCTATCCTCTTTATCCGATACAGTAACCTGACCAACCTCTTCTTCAGATTCTAAAAAGGCTTTAGCAAGTGTAGAAAATTCAGTTGGGACTTGCATCTCAGGGTTAAACTTTAATCTAATCTGTTCAAGTATTTGATCCATGTCTGCCATGTACTTAGTCCAGATGTTTAACTGATACCTAACATTTACAGCCCTAGGAGCAAGACTTAGAATCCTAATAGCCCTGTTCTTTTCCTTATCCCAGTACTTCTCATTAACTAAAAGGCTTTCAGTCTTCTGTCTTTCAGAATCGTTATCTGAAACTGTCTGACCTATGGACAGAACAGGTAGGATAATATTATTCTCTTGCTTAAGTTTAGCAATTGCTCTCTCGGCATTAGCATGGATACATTTAATATCAGTCCACTTATCCTCTGAGCTAATGTAACCAACATCATTAAACGATGTAATCATAGACCTTAGAGACTCTTTATATACAAAGGATACATTAGATCTAGCTTTGGTCATTTTGTAAATTTCTTTACGAACGTCACCTTCTCTAGTTTTCCAAGTACCATTTTTACTTGTGAACGAAGAAGCGTCCCAATCTACATCTAACCCACTATTATCTATAAACTTATATGTGGTCATTAGATACCTGCGTACCCTCCAAGCTCATCACTGATCTCGGTAAGGGGAGTGTCCTGAACATCAGGAGCATCGCGGAGGAGTTTAGCAGAGCATA